TTAATCCGATAATTTCTCGGCAAAGAACTTATCGAAACTATCTGCAGCTGCACGATCTGCGGAACGTAGAGCATGACCATAGATATCCATGGTTGTGCTTATTTTTTTGTGTCCAAGGCGTTCGGATATGATTTTAGCATGAATCCCTTGAGCAATTAATAACGTTGCTGATGTGTGCCTTAGATCATGTAACCGGATGTGTCTTACGTTTGCCCTCTTAGTAAACCTCATCCAAAAAGTAGTTGGTGTGGTTGGATAGAAGTGCTTCCCATTTGAATTGCAGAAAAGCCATTCGCGTTCTTCCTCAACCCAATCATCATTATTTTTGTATTGGGCCCAAACCTTCTTATAACTCTCCAACTCTTTAACAACATACTTAGGCAATGAAATGAGTCGGTCGGACGATTCGCTTTTTGTCGCCTTGACAACAGCCTTACCGCTTCTTCCTAGCGTAATGGACTTATCGATATTCATAATACCTTCTTTTAAATCGATATCAGACCATTCTAAACCCAACGCTTCTCCACGTCTCAATCCTGTGGTAAGCAACAGAATGATGAAGATTCTCCAATGAGGTGATTCCTTATCGGCTAAAAGAAAAAGATTGTTCACTTCATCTTCCTCATAGTAATTAACCGTTTTTCTAATTCCATTTTTCTGTTGAGGCTTGTCCACGGCTGTCATAGGATTACTCTTAATCACTTCCCATTGATAAGCAAACTTGAAAATACTCTTCAAGGTAAGATAAACATCCTGTTTGGTTCTAATCGATAAAGGTATGTCTGGTTTATCAATTCGCTTCAAATCCTTAAGCAAGTTGATTATTTCAATACTCTTAATCGACTGAATCTGCTTGTCACTTATCTTGGGTAAGATGTGGTTCTTAAGTTTCGATAAATGATTCTCATAAGTCGAACCTTCCAAAGTGTCCAGATAATTTGCTACCCACAGATTAGAGAACTGTTCAAACGTGATTTTGCTGACTGAAACATACTCACCGGACTTAACTTGTTCCTCAAACTTCTGATACTCATTTAAAACGTGTTTCTCGAGCTTTCTAGGGCTCATTTCCTCTTCTACCTTATATGTCCTTGTCTTCCTCTCATTCTTGCCTGTAATGCTGTTTTTGAAGTATACAGTGAAGAAATATGAATTCTTTCCCCTTTGCTGTATATTAGCCATTAATCTTCTCCCTTCGTGATTTTTTGACACATTCTTTTAAAATATATCAGTTGATTGAGTGAAAGGGAAGAAAAGGGAAAATATTGGACATAAAAAGGTAAGAAAAAGAGAGGGATAAGATCATTCATAGCCGTTTTTCCGTGTTATTCTGTTATTACTGAAAGAGTATCAATCAAAAAAGCCTGTGGGCAGTAAAATGAATAATAAATAATTTTCAGTTAATTTATATCTTTCTTCCTTGTTTTGTGCTATACTTAAGATAACAAAGAAGAGGGAGTGATAAGTATGATGAAAGCATTGTTCAGTATCTTGAGGATTATGGGAGATATGAAATCTGTCGGTAATGGTACTTATCACAAGCGGGTTGCAAGAAGAGCGATTAGAAGACCAGTAAACAGAAGCATTAATAAGTTGTTCAAGTAAGCTGCTCCTTCCTGTGGGTAGCTTATTTATTTTGTCTTGTGTAATTTGATGCAGGACTTATGCGTTCGCTGTCGAATTAGGGGAGCGGAGGTGTTTTTTTGGAAAAAGAAATGGTGTTACCTGGTCAGTTACAAGCGAATAAGTCTAACTTATTGAGGAATCACTTACAACAAAAAACTCATGAAATTAAAACGAAATTAAAAGAAAAATCATCGGAAATAGTAATGCTTAAAGCTGAATTGGAAGCTGCTAATTCTGCCTTAGGTTCTGAAAAAGATGATTATTATGAGTGGATTAATGAAGAAATTTACACGCCTGCGTTAGAGAAATACAGTACTGCACTTGATGAATATAGGAATATGAGAAAAGATGCAGACATTGCTCATGAGAGTCTTGTCAGAGCAATTAGAAATTTAGATGCTAAAAGAATGTTTCAAGATGAAATTTTTATAGAAGATGTTTAAGGGAGGTCGTATAAATTGGAACAATGGGAATATAGAACAATGGGTATAGCTGATGGCTTTAAGGGAGATATTAGCAGATTAGAGTTTGACCTTAATCATTTTGGTGAAGAAGGTTGGGAACTGGTTAATATAATTCCTGAAGTAAGAGGGGAAAAAGATAGGTATAGTGGTTATGAGGGTTTAAGTGAAATAAGAGTTGAATTGTTTGTAGCAGTCTTCAAAAGAAGAAAGAAAAATTAACATCCGCCATTTGGTGGGTGTTTTTATTATGTCTAAGGAGATGATTGGAATGAATTTAAATGAATTAATCATTGAAACAAGCCAACAAAACAATGTAACCGAAGAAGAGATTCGAGTGGGCTTAACGATGGTTGGTAAGCAGTGGGATGATGAACACTACATCAAATCTATGGGTATCTTAGGGAATTCAGGTATACAGGGTTCGCATGCTTGGTACAGCTTATTTAACATATCGAGAGCATGGGACTATTCAAGATTAAAGGAAGCAACGCATGAGTCGGTTGGTCTCGAATCTGCTACTGCTTTGTTTGCATTGCAAGAAGAGTTGTTTGGAGTGGTTAACATATGAGAGAGACAAGTTCATTCGGTAAACGACCAGAAGAGATTAAAGGACCTTTAGTACAACATGGTCCACCTGATTTAGCAGCACCAATGACTCAACTCGAATACGAAACCACCATGTGCGAACTGATCTGCTACCCAGACGTTAAGCTTGAGTCAAAGCAAGGCATCGACAATGCAATTGCAAACATGAATCGCAATCAACGTTATGACTTATTCGATCTCAAATGCTTTCCGGATGCTTGGAAACCAGAATCTAAAGCCATCCTAGCAATTGTCTTTAACGAAATCGAAAAGGTAAGAGCGAATGCCACCGAAGCCACTTCGTAGTTGCAAAGCTCCTGCCTGTGGAAAGCTAACACGAGAGAAGTATTGCGAGGATCATGAACACCTAACTGAAAAAGACAAACGCGATAAGTGGATTCAATATGACAAAACGAAACGCTACACGGAAGAGAACAAATCATACAATGCTTTCTACAAATCACCACAGTGGATCGGCATGAGGGAAGCTGTAAAACGAAGAGACAAAGGGTTATGTGTGAAATGCCAAATGCAAAAGCGATTAGTACCAATGGCAATCGTAGATCATATCCGTCCACTGAAAGATGACTGGTCACTACGCTTGAACCCAGAGAACCTACAGTCACTGTGTCATGCGTGTCACAATATCAAAACGGCAAGAGAGAATGCGGATCGCAAAAGGTAAATGGCAAAAGCAAATGTCAAATGCCAATTGTGATATCGTATTCTTTTTTTGCTTTGCTTTCGTTCTCTGTGCCTGGCTAGTGCTAGACATGGAGCAGGGCGGCAACAACATCATCAGCTGTGGGCAGCCACCACATCCACAGCAACGACGGCAACCGAGCGGACAACAAGGGTGAAACAATTTGAAACGTGGATGAAGGGAAACGATTGGTAAAACATTACCAAAAGTCGTAAGTACCCCCCACCAAGAATTCTTTGGAAACCCAAGCCCAGAACCGCTCGGCCCGGGGATAAGATACAAAGTCCGTTTTATTTCAAGTTTAATTTTAACCATATATTACCAATTTTTATGGAAAGGAGGGTTTGAAATGGGTAGAAATGCAAAATCGATGGATTTACACGTTATAAGTGGCAATAAAGCAAAGTTATCGAAGGAAGTTATTGAACAGCGAAAACAAGCAGAGGATCAGTTAACGTTTAAGGATGATGATATTAAAGCGCCTGATTTTTTGAGTGAAAGAGGCAACGAGATTTTTGAAAACTTGCTGCTTGAATTTCAGTATACACAGATTTTGAAGAATGTCGATAGCCAGATGTTAGGGTTGTATTGTGATGCAATGGATCGCTACCTTAATATAAAGGAGCAGATTGAGCATGATGGATTAATGCCGTTCGGTAAACCTCATCAGTTGCTTAGTCACCAGGATAAAGCTTTTGAACGTGCAATGAAAGTTGCTGGCCGTTTCGGTTTATCCCCTTCTGACCGAGCGAAATTGGCTTTGAGTTTGGTTACAAAGGTGGATAAGAAAGATCCTGATGATAATGGGTTTGGTGATCGAACATGAGCCTTCCCACAGCACAGGAATTATTCTATAAGATATATAATTACGCAGTTGATGTTACGACTGGAAAACAGATAGCGGGTAAGAAACACATTCACGCTGCTCAACGGTTTATTAATGATTTACAGAAGCTGCAGGATGATCCAGAGAACTTTCCTTATTACTTTGATATTGAGGAATTAGAGCAGTTTAATCGTTGGGCATCGTTGTTTAAGCACTCAAAAGGTGTACTAGCTAATCAAAATATCGAGCTTACGGCATTTCAATTGTTCCTTGCAGGGAACATTTTTTGTTGGAAGAAGAAAAGTGATGATAAGAGGCGGTATAGGAAAGCATATGTGCAGCTCGGTCGTAAAAACACTAAGTCACAAATACTTGCCATCATCAGCAGCTACGTCACATTCCTCAGCGATCAGACGGAGGAAACGTACATCAGTGGTTGGACAAGTGAGCAGTCGAAGATTGTTTATGATGAGATCCTTGCACAGATAAGACGCGTTGCATTTTTAAAGGATAAGTATAGTGATTCTTACCACAGGATTAGACATCTTAAAACAAATTCAGTTATTCGTGCGTTGAGTAAAGAAGCACGTAAGCAAGGTGAGGGTTTAAACCCTTCTCTAGCCATCTTGGACGAATACCATACTCATTTAACTAGTGAGATCATGGAAGCTTTAGAGAGCGGTATGGGGGCGAGGGAAGAACCTTTACTTGTCATCATCACAACGGCAGGATTAGACCTCAACGTGCCTTGTAAAGAAGAATATGACTACTGCTCAAACATTATCGATCCTGATAATCCTGTGGAAAATGAGCGTTACTTCGTCCTAATCTGTGAGATTGACGAGGGTGACGATCCGTTTGATGAAAACGTATGGATTAAAGCAAATCCTGTAGCAGCTACCTACCCACAGGGGATTGAGAACATACGTGACTTAGCACTCATTGCGAAGGATAAACCAAGCGCTATGGACTCGTTTTTGACGAAACAGTGTAATATATGGGTGCAATCACAAGAAAGAGGCTATTTGGATCAACAGAAATGGGCATCTTGCCTGTGGGAAGCTCCAATTGACATTACAAACAGAAAAGTTTATTTAGGACTGGATTTAGCAACTAAACAAGATCTTTGTTCGCTCGGTATCGTGATTCCACTCGATAACGGGCGTTTTTTCGTTGATTCGCATTCATTTATACCAAATGAGAGCTTAGAGCAGCGTATACAGAGTGATAGAGCGCCTTTTCGCATGTGGTTAAGGCAAGAGTTGTTGACCATGACCGATGGCGCTGTGACTGATTATAGCTATATCATAGACCATGTAGAAATGCTTATAAGAAAGAACAAATGGGAAGTGCTTGAGATTGGTTATGATCCTCATGATGCTTCTTATTTAAGTCAAGAAATGACGGAAAAAGGCTATACGATGGTTGAAGTAAAGCAGAATATCGCTACTCAACACGAGCCACTTACTGAATTTCAGGAAAAAGTGCTTAAAAAAGAGATTGTCCATAATGGAAACGGCTTATTAACCTGGGCGATTGGAAATGCTGTTACCGTCAACAACAGCGACGACAGAATAAAGCTGAGTAAAAAGAAATCAACGGAAAGAATAGATCCAATTGCTGCTGTGATTGATGCTTATGCTCAGGCTAGATACCACGAGTTCAAAGCTGATGTTGAAAGGTACGTCATGAGTGATGATTTTGGTTTTTAGGGGGTGGGTTATGAAGTTCTTATACGAAATAGCAGATGACATCCTCTTTTTAATAGGATTTGCTTTTATCATTTATACGACTTATACAATTTCAATTACCATAGGAAATTATTTAACTGGGGCTGTGTTTATTGGCGCTGGTATTTTGGTGTTTGTCTCGAAAGGAGGGAAGGGGGTGAAAAAAGATGCTTCTTAGAAAAGTAGTTAACAGTATTCAAGACTGGGAAAAGCCGTTATGGAACGCTTGGGGCGCTGGTTATGCTACCCACAGCGGAGAGATCATAACAGCTGATACTTCATTAAGAATTAGCGCGATCTATGCGGCCATAAATATTAAAGCTAATAGCGTGGCGAAGCTTCCTTTGCAGATGTACAGTAAAAAGGAAAATAAACGAACCAGAGAACAGAACCATAGCCTTTCTGATCTTATTGAAAACAGACCAAATACTATGCAGTCAAGCTACATGTTTAAACAAACGTTAATTGCTCACAGGCATATTCATGGTGCGGCTTATGTTCTTCCTGTATTTAATCGAAGAGGGAAGATAGAGAGCTTAGAATTACTCAATCCTAATTATATGGATATTGTTCAACATCACGAAACGAAAGAATATTGGTTTGTTTATGCAGATGGTCATCAACCTAAAGCATTTCATCCATCAGAAATTGTTTATCTTCCTTATTTTACTCCTGATGGAATAACGGCTTTATCGCCTATCCAAGTTGCCCGTGAGACAAGCGGACAAATGCAGGCAGGTAAAAAGTTCATGAGTGGTTTTTATAAGAATGGTGCTGCTACAAACGTTAAAATCACAACGCCAGAGACATTAAGCAGTGAAGCGCGAGAAAGAGTCGTGGACGAATACATGAAATCTCATGGCGGCGCCTCTAACAGCGGTAGACCATTAGTTGCTTCTGGCGGTATGGATATTGACAGTTTGACGATGCCTATTGCTGATATGCAGTATGTGGAGAATATGAAGTTCAATATTACAGAGATTGCACGTATTTTCAACGTTCCACCACACATGCTTGCTGAACTTGAGCGCTCAACGAACAACAATATTGAACATCAGGGAAGAGATTTTATTGCAAACAGCATTCAACCAGAGCTGACAGCCATTGAAGAAGAGTTTAATTATAAGCTTTTCACTACTCGTGAGCGTCAGCATTTGTACTTTAAATTCAATTTACGTTCTGCTTTGCGTTCAAATGATGAAACGCGCGCTCTTTACTATGAAAAGATGATCAAAAATGGTGTATATTCCATTAATGACATTTTAGAGTTAGAGGATATGGATGGAATTGATGGTGGAGACACGCACCGTGTTGACTTAAACAGCATAGCTCTTGATGTAGCGGATGAGTATCAATTAGCTAAAGCGGGTGCTTTGAAAGGGGGTGAGAATAATGAATAAGTTCCTAAGCGTTAAAAATCTCACCGCTGATAGTGCCGATATTTATTTTTATGGTGATATTGTTTCAAGTGAGTGGGGCAAATGGGAAGATAGCGACACCGCGCCAGAGGATGTACGAGAGCAGCTTAAACAAGTTGATGGGGTACAAAACCTTAACATCTATATTAATAGCGGTGGCGGATCTGTATTCGCAGGTTTGGCTATATACAACATGCTCAAGCGTCATCAAGCGCATAAGAAAGTTTATGTTGATGGTATGGCCGCGTCTATTGCATCAATCATTGCAATGGCTGGTGATGAAATTAACGTTCCATCGAATGCGTTCTTGATGATTCATAAACCGTGGGCAATGAGTATTGGTAATTCAAACGATATGAGAAAGTTGGCTGATGACCTGGACAGTATTGAATCAGGTCTATTAAACGTTTATGAAGAGAATTTAGCTGATGGCGTAGATATGGAGACGGTGAAACAAATGGTGAACGCTGAAACTTGGCTGAATGGTAAAGAAGCAGCAGAGATTTTTAATCTTAACGTTGCTGAACCTAATACCATTGCCGCTTCTGCTAGTGACATGTTGAAGAAGTATAACAAGGTTCCTACGTCCCTTCCTGTGGAAAGCCAAACAACTACAGCTCCTCCTGCCCACATCGACAACGAACCAAGCAAAGAAGAAATTGAAAATCTGTTACTCGAACTGGATCTAATCTAGTTCTTTTTTTATACCCAAATTTATTAAAGGTGGTTATTATCCATGACGAAAGAAATGCGTGATTTATTAGAAGAGATTCAAAACAAGAAGAAAGAAGCGCGTGAACTTGCTAATTCAAAGAAGATTGAGGAAGCAAAGGCTGCTCGTGACGAAATGAAAGATTTGCAGGCTCGTTTTGACATTTTACTTGATGTTCAAGACGATGAAGAAGGTAAGGTTCTTGCTTTAAATAAGAACAAACAAACTGATACAAAATCAGATGCTACAGAAGCTTTCTTTAAATTTCTACGCGGCAAAGATTTAACAGAAGCTGAAAACGCAATGCTTACTGAAGGTGATAACAATGAAATCATCTTAATTCCAGAAGATATCAATCACCAAATCACTGAATATCGTCGTGAATTTAAATCAGCGCGTCATCTTGTCAGCTACTACAGCACTAATGTCCTTGCCGGTTCATTCGTTTATGAAGAAGGTAAAACAATGCTCGGTCTTGCTTCTTTTGAAGATGGTGACGAGATCGGTTACTCTGATGAACCTTCTTTCAAGAACAAAGGCTACAAGGTTAAAGATTATGGTGCGTTGCTTCCAATTTCAAAGAAATTACTTGAGGTTGAAGCTGGTGGATTGATGGCTTATCTCGGTCGTATGTTTGTACGTAAAGCGACAATTACAGAGAATGAAGCTATTTTTAAACAGTTGATTGATGGAAAAACGGCAAAAGAGCTTAGTGACTGGAAGAGCCTTGTTCAGTCTTTAAATGTTGATATTGATCCTGCTTTCGCTTCTTCAATTCGCATTGTTACGAATCAAGATGGTTTCAACCATTTAGATCTACAAGTTGATGAAAACGGTCGCGGATTATTGCAGCCTAATCCTTCTTTACCAACACAAAAGTTGTTCAAAGGATATCCGGTTGAAGTGTTCAGCAATGGTCAGCTCCCTTCTGTGGACGGCAAAGCGCCAGTTATTTATGGTTCAACAACTGAATCTGCACAATTCGTTGAGCGTAAAGGCTTAATTATTGATGCATCAGATCACGTTGAGTTCAAGAAAAATCAAACAATGATTCGTATGATTGAGTCCTTTGATGTTATTCAAACCGATCCAGATGCTTCTCTTTACGGTTTGCTTGATCTTGGAGAAGATACGCCCTAACCCACCCCAAACATTGACTTCCAGCGCTGACAGTCATTCTGTCACGTTGGAGTGGTCATAGGGGAAGAAAGGAGAATGATGAATGCCTACTTATAACGTATACCGAAATGGTGAGCAAGTTGCTTCTGGTTTGACGGAAAAGACGTACACGGATACGGGTCTTGAGCCTAATACCACTTACGAGTATCAAGTCAGCGCTGAAAATGAAGCAGGAGAATCGGAGCTAACTGAAGCTATCACTGTGGAAACCGAACCTGTTGCTGTAACTGAAGTTACTTTATCGCAACGAACAATGATGTTGGATGAAGGGGCGACAAAATCACTGACTGCAACTGTTGCGCCAGAAGATGCTACTGACAAGACGGTTCGCTTTAATACTTCTGATCGTGATGTGGCAACAGTAAGTACATCAGGCAACACACGAACGATCACTGGTGTGAAAGCTGGTACTGCTACAATCACAGCAACTGCAGGTGATGGTATTACCGCAACATGTACTGTCACAGTCAAGGAGCCACCGGAACCAGAGCCAGAACCAGAGGATCCGGAAGATGCTGAATGAAGTTAAGCAGTATCTAAGAGTATTCGATGAATCAGAGGAAGAAGATTTAGAGATACAAATGATGATTGAAGCAGGTAAGGAGTCTATTAGGCTGTCCACAGGGAAGAGATTTAATGAAGAAAATTCACTTCACAGGCTTTGTCTATGTCTCTATGTATCTCACAACTATGAGAATCGCGGCATTTACACGTTAGATAAGCATAAAGATCTTTCTTTTAGCCTTAATACGATGCTTACTTTAATCAAATATGGGGGTGAGGATGTTGAGAAAATCACCCCGAATGATTAATGCTGGTCACTTTGATAAAAAGATTGAAATACAAGAGTTTAAAGGTGACTTTGATGATGATGGTATGTGGGTCGAAGATTATTTCAAGTTCATGAAAGCAATGGCCTACATCTTCGTCAACCAGCTAAAACAAGTAACCGAGAATGATGTACAAACCGTTGAAGGTTACACAGAAATGACCATACGTCAAAGCAAGAAGTCAATGGAAATTGAAAAGGGCATGAGAGTGCTGTGGAAAGTATACGGCAAAGATTATTTGTACGAAGTTGATGACGTTGACTATCGTCCAGAAGACAACATGTACATTACACTCAAATGCATAAAGGTGTGATCCTATGAGTTTCGAAGTTGTAAATTGGGATGCCTTATTAAAACAAGTAGAAGAGATGGGGCGCAATGTTAACAGAGCAGAGAATGCAGCCATTAAAGCAGGGGCAAATATTGCCGTTCCTATAATGAAGCAAGAAGTACCTCGTTCTAACATTAGCGCCACTGATTATAAGCATATGGTTGATGATATCCGAGTAGGTAGGGTTAAAAATGTTGATGGTGTGAAAATTGTTGAAGTAGGACCAACAGATGGCAAGGATGGAACACGTTGGCGTGCTAATTTCTTAGTCAATGGAACCAAATTCATGCCGCCTAACGACTTCATTCTACGTACTGCCCAACGAACAAAAGGACAGATACGAGCTGCTATGCTTACTGAATTGCAAAAGAAAGTGATGCGTTGGTCATGATAAGTTTAGATCGAGAAATACAACAGGCACTTTGGGATGATCCAGAAGTGTCTTCAGCTGTGGGTAGAAAAGTATTCAGGTACTCAGTTGGTCGCTCGGTATCACAGAATAATGATTATCCATATGTAAGGATCGTAGAAGTGGATAATTCCGACTCGGACTATGAAGATGACCAACCTTCAACATCACATATATTTATGCAAATTGATGTTTGGGATGTAAACCCACCAGACGACCTTCTTACTTCTATTAACAAAGTGATGGTCAAGAAGTTAGGGTTTACAAGAGCGAATGTTAGAACATCTTATGATATGGATAAAAGTGAAATCAGAAAAATCATGCGTTATCAAATTAAAACTTAAAGGGTGGTATATATGCCAGAAAATAAAACAACTCAAGGGTCAAAGTCTTATGTTGGTTTAAGAGAACTTGTTTATGCAAAGTTACTCAAAGATGATGCTGAAGGAGCAGTGTATAGTCAAATTAAAGAACTTGCACCTGCTAAGACAGCATCGGTAACACCTAGTTCAACTAATACTCCTGAATATGCAGATGACGGTATTCTTGATGTAATTTCAAGCAATGGAGCCACTACTTTATCAATTTCCACATCAGGAATAAAAGATGAAGTCAAAGCTGATCTATTAGGTGCTAAATATGATAAGGGTGGTACGGAATATCACAAAGACCGTATTTCTCCTTTCGTAGCAGTTGGTTTTAAATCACTGAAAGCTGATGGCACATTCGGGTATGTTTGGTTGTTAAAAGGTAAATTTTCTAATCCAAACCGTGAACACAACACAAAAGAAGATACAGCTACACCTCAGAACTCAACACTTGAAGGAACTTTTATTGACCGTAAATATGATGGTTTAATGATGCATACTTTGGATACTGATACTGCTGATGAAGAGGTTGTAAAAGAATACTTCAACAAGGTATACAAATCAAAAACGGAAGCGCCAGAAACACCCTAATACTCCCCAAGAATTGAGCGGGGCAAGTGGGACTAATGAGGTTACGTTGTCCTGGTCATAGGGGTTATAAAAGCATTTATGGGTTGGCATAGCGCCAGCCCTTTTAATTTATAGAAGAGGTGAATGGACATGGAAATTAAATTGAGAATTGATGGTAAAGAGAAGAAGTTTGTAGCATCGTTTGTGCCTTTTACATTGAAGCGTAAAGCCTTGGAACAAGAAATTGAAATGAATAAGGAAGGAGCCAATCCGTTAACTAATCTCGATATCAAACTTGATCTTATGGTTGAAGCGTTTGATAACCAATTTACAAAAGATGAATTAGAAAACGGTTTGAATACTATCGGTTCTGATAATGTTTTTTATGAAACTGTCGGTGTTAATGTCCTAGGTTACAGACCGTTAAAAGAATTAAAAAAAATTCAGTTCGAGCAAGAAAAGTTGGGGAAGTTGATGGAGAAAGAAGCGAAGAGGAACAAAAAGAAATAGAGAAATTAAGCAAGATGACAAAGCTCGAACGGGCTGAATATAATTATGAAAAATTCTTGGACTTTTACTTATTAGAGGAATCGAAAGGCACTCCTATTTACCAACTCGAGCAAACAGACGTGAACTTATACTTTAAGTTGCGTGAACATAGAGAGAAACGAAAGCAACAACAAAATGAAGTTGAGACAACACCGGATGGTGAACCAGTTCCTAATACAACCATTGATGCTGTATTCAGCTTTTAAAGAAAGGAGGTTAATTTATGTTTAGTAATGCTGCTGATGCAACAGTGCTAAAAGTTGGCTGGGATGCTTCAGCTGTGGACAGCGGAGTTTCAAACTTAAATAGTCGCCTCTCTGCTGCTCGTTCTGAAATGAGGGCAACGGGTTCTCAAATGGGTGGTTTCGGTTCATCTACGGACGGACTCAAAAAGAAGCAAGAAGGATTAAATAAAATCTATGAGCTTCAGGGGCAAAAGGTAAAAGATTTAGAAGGTAACTACCAACGCCTTGTTGCTGAAAAAGGTGCAGAATCAAAAGCAGCCATTGATGCTTCTAGGCATTATAATAATGCTCTTTCCGAGTATTCGAAGATGGAGAGTCAATTAAAAACATTAACGAATGAAATCGCCTATCAGGAATCAGCTTGGAGCAGCATGGAAAGTGGTTTAAATAGCTTTTCCGATACGACTGGAAAGATGGCTGATGGCTTTGGTGCGGCTGGTAAGAAAATGACGATGGGACTTACATTGCCTGTTGTCGGTCTCGGCACTGTTGCTTTGAAAGCTGGGGTTGATTTTGAAAAGTCCATGTCAAAGGTACAAGCATTATCCGGCGGAACAGCTGAAGAAATGGAAAAGTTGGAAGGTCAAGCTAAGTCATTAGGTGAAACGACTGTATTTGGCGCTTCACAAGCCGCTGAAGCACAAGCCTTTCTTGCAATGGCAGGTTGGGAAGTTGCTGACATTTATGATGCTATGCCTGGTCTACTTAACTTAGCTGCAGCTGGTCAATTAGAACTTGGTCGAACAGCGGATATTACATCAAACATCATGCAGGCGTTTGGGTTACAGGCGAAAGAATCTGCACATGTATCAGATGTTCTTGCCGAGGCTGCTTCCAACTCAAACACCAACATTGAACAGCTAGGGGAAGCAATGGAGTATGCAGGTCCTACATCGAACGTGTTCGGTTGGTCAGTTGAACAGACTACAGCGGCTATTATGAAATTTGGTGACGCTGGTATTCAAGGTGGTAAAGCTGGTCAAGCGTGGTCAACGTCATTGCAACGTTTATCGAAGCCGACTGCTGCAATGTCGGACATGATGGAAGAGTTAAATATAAAGTTTTTTGATGCTGAGGGTGTCATGAAGCCTCTTCCAGATCTTGTTGGCGAGATTGAACAAGCAACAAAAGGTATGACGGATGAACAGGAAGCGAATGTTATCACAACCTTATTCGGTAACCAAGCTTTTAAACACTGGGCAATTTTAATGGAAGAAGGTTCAGAAGGATTACGTGATCAAACTGTAGCATTAGAAGAATCAACTGGTGCTGCTGAGGAAATGGCAGACACCATGCTTGATAATGCGTATGGATCAATTGTGGAATTAACATCTGCTGCTGAAGGTCTTGCTATTACTTTTGCAGAACACATGATACCGCACTTTGTAACAGCCACTGAAAAATTAACCGACCTTGTACGCTGGTTTGGTAGTCTTGAAAAAGATACACAAAAATACATCCTAGCTGCCGCAGGTATAGCCGCTGTGTTAGGACCAGCTGCAATTGTGCTTTCCACAGTTTTGAGATCAGTATCTTATTTATCTGCTGGATTAGCAAAAGCTGTAGGTGCATTTGGACGTTATACAACAAGTGCAAAGGTCGCTCAAACATCCACAGCTGGATTTGGTAATAGCGCAATGGTAGCAGGAACACAAGTAGCCACAGCCAATAGAGGCATGGGGCGTTTTGGTCGTGGTCTTAGTGGTGTTGGTACTGCTGCATCAATAGCTGGACTCGGTATGCTTGCCTTTGGTGATGATAGCAATCAAGGTTTAGGTATGGCTATGATGTTTGCGCCTGAAATACTTAGACTTGGCGGCAGGTTGCTAGGTGCTGGTAAAAATGCTGTCAGCAGTGGTGGTCAACTACTTGGCTTTGGTAAGAATGCTGTCGATGCAACCAAAAGTGTGGGTGGTCTTACAAGAGGTGTTGGCTTATTTGGTCGTGGTGCCGCATTATTAGGTGGTCCCGTAGGTATTGGGGCTGCCGCAATAACGGGTCTCCTGTGGGCAGGAAAAGAAGTTAATGATTACTATGAAGATAAAGTCATGCCTACGTTTGAGGGCTTTGGCGATATTGTCATGGAGAATGGTGAAAAGGTAAGTGAGTCCACAGCGGAACAACTGGATGCTTACAAAAAGCTACATGATGAAGCGACAGTTGAGTTGAATAAACTCGCGTGGGGATCTGAGAAGATAACAGATGATATGGCATCTTCTTTAACTGGAAAGTTCTCTGAAATGGGTACGATGATCAAAGACAGCTTAAACGAGAACTACACAAAATCACAAGAGGATTTAAGTAAGTTCCTTAGTCAGTCTGAAGTGATTACTGGTGAGCATCAGGACGAGATTAAGAAACGTTACGATGACTACTACACGGCAAGAATCACTCATGCTGACGAGAGCGAGAAAAAAATCAATGACATTATTAGCTTAGCGGCTGAAGAGAATAGAGCTATTACCGAGGCTGAACAGAAAGAAATTAACCGTATCAAAGAAGTAATGATGAACCAAAATGTACTTGCTGTTACAGAGGGTAGTCTTGAACAAAGGGCGATCATGGAGCAACTTAAAGCTGATGCTTCTATTATAAACGCTGAACAAGCAGCAGACACGGTAAAAAAATCTGTTGAAGCAAAAGATGGTGCTATCAAAGCTGCTAATGAACAATATGATGCAGTTGTCCAGTGGGCAGTAGAACAACGTGATGAAAAAGGTCTTCTTACAAAAGAAGAAGCAGATATGGTTATTGCTGAAGCGTTAAAACAACGTGATGATTCGATAGCCGCTGCTGAAGAAATGCATGAAGGTGTAGTTTCACAAGCTAAACTTCAAGCAGACGGTCATGCTAGGCAAGTAAACTGGCAAACTGGCGAAGTAAAAGGCAAGTGGGATCACATGGTTGAAGGTGTACTTGGAGGTATGAACTGGTTAGCGGAACAATCAAATAAAGTATTAAAATTCTTTGGCCTAAAAGAAATCCCTACGGTACAACAGAAGCAAAGAACGAATGCAAATAAAGCTATAACCGGAGGTCTTGGTGGAGGACATGCTGAATACGCGTTAGGAACATCAGCATTCGGTCACCCTGAAGATGGAATTGCTACCATATCAGAAAAAGGTCCAGAGCTAGTACATGATCCTAAAGTCGGTACGTATGTTTCAGGCAACAAAGGACCAGAGCAAGTATTTTTGCATAAAGGTTCGTCCGTCTTGCCAGCCCACCACACGAAATCTTTGCTTAATCAATACGGCTTTGGTAACCAATCTAATTTTGCTTTACCTCCTGCATATGAAGGTGGTGTAGGTAATCAGATCATGGGCTGGTGGAAATCCATGATGGAAGGACCACAAGCGCTAGTTGAGAAGGCTATCTCTAAGTTAGGTAAGAACTGGGTTCCTTCTAATTATGTTCCATTCGGTACAGCTATTCTTAAAAAGGTAGCATCAGGTGCAATTGACTTTGTAACCGGAGGGTTTGGTTTTGGTGGTGCTGATGGTGAAGCATTTGCTGGTAGTGGCAATGGTTTCCCTGGTATGAGAAGAACATCAGGCTATGGTTTTCGTACACATCCGGTAACGGGTAAACGAGGATCATTCCACGGTGGGGTTGACTATGCTGCACCTATTGGCACTCCTATTCCATCACAATCAATTGGATATGTTGCTCGATCATCTACTGGTTACAACGGTGGGTATGGTAACTTAGTAGTCGTCCAATCGGGTCCAATGCAACACTACTACGCCCACAACAGCCGCAACATGGTAAGAACAGGGCAGCCAGTTACAAAAGGACAGGTTGTTGCGCTTGTAGGATCAACTGGTCAAAGTACGGGTCCACACGTCCACTATGAGCAGAGATTGAACGGGCAAAGGATTAAGCCACAAGGTTATGCAGATGGTGGGATTAGTAGCAAGCGTCAACTTGCTTGGTTATCTGAACGTGACCATGAAGAGTATGTTATCCCTGCTCAAGCGTCTGATCGTTCACTTTCATTATTCAGTGAGTTAGGTGAAAAGCTTGGCGTGTTTAATACCGTCCCTTCTGTGGATAGCTTCCCACAGGGGAGATCGAATGGTTCAATGTTCGACTTGTCAGCTCTTACAGGCAAGCTAGATGAATTGATTCGTAGTGTGAAAGATAGTGATATGTCGCCAGTCATCTTAGTAAAACTTGGCGAAGAAACAATATACAAAAACGTTGGTCGTAAATTAGGCGCTCGTGCTGATACAGATGCGCTGTGGGGGGTGTAGTATGCCAGCAGTATTAATAGAAGATATTGAAACAGGTCAAGTATTCGATTGTGAGAAACTTGGCTATTTGTCGCGCAAATTTTTACCGCAATCGTTACAGCAACGACAAGCAAGGCAAGAAGCTGTGGGTAGCTCAAATGGGCATATTTATCTCCCACAGGCTTCTAGCTATGCAGGTAGAATGATTGACTGGGATTTGATCATTAAGGGTGAGAGCTACATGCATTATTTGCTCAAGCGTACTGAATTCCTTGCCCTTATCTGTGGGAAGAAAGAATTCTATGCGTCCACTAAAAACGAGCCGAACAAGTTATGGAAGGTTACGGCTCCTAATGGTTTTCAAATACCTCATATCGCTCACTACGCAGGGGAAGCACAGATTCAATTAGAGTCGTCTTCTCCTTATGCGTATTCGAGAGGAACGCTTGATGATCGGTTTGATTTCTCTGGCTTATGGCAATTCGGCATGAACATTCCTGCTATACCTGATGAAATTAAGTATAAGCATCAGACAAGGCGGTTTGTTATATGGAATCTTGGTCATGCAGAAATTAATCCCAAGCGCATCAATGAGGAATTAAAAATAATCTATCAGGGTGCTTCTAATAATCTTGGTATTCGTAACACAACAACAGGGACGTTTTGGCAATACCAAGGCAGCACTTCAACAAGAGACATTGTAGTTATTGAAGATGTTTTTTCATACAAGAACAGCCAGCCTATCTTCCCACAGACAAACAAAGGGATTATTACACTGGCACCGGGACCAAATGAAATCATATTAACAGGAACAAGCGGAGCGTTTGAAATTGGCTTCGACTTCCCGTTTCTGTTTATTTAGGAGGGCTGAACATGAGTTTTAATGCTCCAATTAACAGTGAGATTTATCAACGATTAGTTGAGATTAGTGATTTGAAACATTTGTCGCAAGTGGCTAGAGATCGTTCATTATCTGCCGAAGAGAAAGCAAGGTTAGCGGAAATTAAATCTAATTTAACAAGTGAGCAAGTGAAAGCAGCACTTGATGAAGGTGATCAGTTACAAGAAGTATTAATGCTCCGTGTTGATCCAGAAACACATGAAACGCTACCCACAGCGGCGGACATGGTGCAAAAAATGCAGGCTCGTAATACCGCGCAGTTGGCACATACTGACGAGAAAATCGGGGACATCGATATCTTTAAAGCAGAAGGATTCAACATCTCCGAGAAACTAAATACGGAATTTACAGGACGAGGCGTTAACATTCGCTGGTGGAAACATCTAGTCAAGGATGGAAACTGGACAGAGGCATTTAAGGCGGCGTTAAGATTTATGGAAGCCCAACCTTGGGAGGGATATAAAGTTTTGTTTTTCCCACCTGGTGATTATTTAATTGATGAACAAATTTACATTTATTTTAGTCGCTTTGTCCTCATGAGCATGAATCGTCATAATACTATTATTAAGTTACGCTACGGTGCAGGTATCAACATCGGCAGCACCGCCCTTGATAAACGGGTAAACCGATTTAAAATTCTTAACTTGTGTTTTCAGCCCGAGGATACCGGTATGACATCAGATTATTGCTTTAGGTTAGATCGAGCGACCGAGGGAGATTTTGATGATTTCAGCGTCGAAAATTTTAAAGATGGATCAGGTATCTTATTTGAAGATAATTGTTGGTCTCTGAAATTTGATACCGCTAGAATTACTCATAATAAGTATGGAGTTCATTTTAACGGGCATGAGCTTAATGCGATTGTATTTAAAAAAGGGATGATTAACGATAATCAAGTTGGAGCTTATTTCGATTCTAAAACATCAAATGACCAGATTCATGGTATCCACTTTATTGATGGTGTCCAAATGGAAACAAATCATAAAGCGGCTGTTCATGTTAACAGTGGTCGCATTCATAAACTTATCTTGGAAGGTTATTACGAGCTTAACGGCGATGGCGAGAATCTTCTATTCCTTGCGAGGGTGGATGATAAAGGTTCCTCTGCGACCTACAACAAACGTTATCGTGTACATGGTTTGGAGATCAGAGGGGCTTATGTGTGGTCGAAAAGAGATGCAAAGAGTGCGCCAATTATACTCGATACTACAGTTAATAATAGTACGTTAGTGGGTGAATCGACTGGTTTAATGCTTAAGAATGCCAAGAACGAAACTCGGCTTGTAAAGTGTATAGGAAGCAGAGCGAGATTTCTTGCGCAAAATAGTTTATTACTGGAAGAGTATGACGGAGGGTATGTTTTTGAACATCATCTAAATGAGCAAGGAGGAAACGCTAAAACCATCGTTAACGATATGAGTTATGGTATTTACTCCGCGCCGCACCGCATGCAATTTAGATTAGGAGGAAATAATTTAACACTTGAACAGGGAGGGAAATTTCTTACAGAAGGCGGTATAGGAGTTGGAAATCATTCACTTGTATTTAACGAGAATATAGGTTGGATATGGGGGAAGTACGAAATATTTGATGATAAAGGTAATAGCTTAGGTTTTGTACCGATATATAGACCACTTTAAAGGAGGAAACATTTTGGCTATTGAGCATCGAGTAAACTCAGATATTGGAATGGTCTTTGAGAGAGCATACGTAAGAATACATGAATATCGTTGTGCGCATACGAATAATGTAGATTTTGTATTAAGAGCCTATGTCACAAGAGAAAGGTTTCTAGAAGGAGCAGCCCATATAAGCGGTAGCGAAACGTGGATCCCTTTTACTGCCGAGTTTAACGATTCGTCAGTTAACACTAAAAAGCAAATTTACCGTCACATGGCTACAATGGACGATTATAAGAATGCTAAACCAGTGTTAGAGGAAGGTCAAAGTTTGTAAACTTTTATAAAGGATTCTCCCCTTTTTTGTCGTATAATGGAAGATGAAAGAGGGGGAGATAATATGACCGATAAATTAGAAAAGTTTAAGAAAGATTACTTTGATGAAATAGAAAAAATTAATTACACTATTCGTCAACTTAGAGATGGAAGAGTAAGGGAACTGAGACATAATAACGATCCCTATTTATTAACGCATGCAGAGAATCTTGATGAGAATTTAGAAAATCTGTACAAAAGCATTCTTAATATTAACGAAGACAGAGGAAAAGATAAGATTAATGATATCTTTAAAAAAGAAAAATAGGGTGATCTAATGGAATTACCACAACTCTATACCATGTCAGGTCTAAATCAACCAATCATCGACTTTGACGAACAGAATTTTATGATACGAGAGGTAGGCGCAGGAGAGCGTTCTATCTCTTTTTCTTTGTTGAAAACGCGAAGGAATGCAAAAGTGTTTGACGCATTGAATCATAAGGAGAAGGTTGAGGTCGAGGGCAATAAGTACGTGATTGATACGATTAGTAAAACAGGTGATGATGTTATACGTAAAAGTATAATCGCCCAGCATGAAATAGTTGACCGGATGAGGTCGCAGCGATTCAAACAGCAGCTTACACAAACATTATCTATCCACAGATGTGCAGAGATTTGTTTTGCTGGTAGCGGAGTAACTTATGAGATACGCGGTTCTTTTCAAACAAAGGAATTTGAAAACTTTGGTCATGATGATCAATGGACGCTTTTTAAATACTTCCTCGGTCGCTTTGATGCAGAGTACGATGTAAAAGGAACGCATGTAATCATTGCCCCTGTGGGAAGCCTAGGAATCAATCAGATTCAAAGTCAGATCAGACATGACCATAACTTGATAACGATCGAAGAACATATTGATGCGTCTGATCTTGAAACGTATGGAGAGATCTTCGCTAACTGGAATGATGAAACAGAGAAGTACGAGATCCACGAAACGTATGTGTCTCCTAACGCAAAGAACTATTTAGATTCTAATGGCAAGGTTAGATATTATTATGGCGCTTATTACGATGAACGTTTTAGGAATTCCACAGAGGCAAGGCAATCATTGATCGCTCGTATGAAAGACGTACCTGATTATTCGATTACAGTTACCCTTGCCGAACTAAGAAAAAATGGCGTCCTGCTTCACCCGTTTAGTTTGTTCGATTATGTTTGGGTGATATATGAACCATTCGATATGTTGATTCAAACGCGTGTAACGGCTCGGACAAGATATCCCTTTGCTGTGGGCAGAAGTCCTGAAATAGAAATTGGCAACTTCAGGCGCGATATTAGTAAGCAGATGGCTCAAGCGAACAAGGCTAGTAAGAAAATAGATGCGGTGGCAGGTCAAACCACTAGGGCGCTGTCCACAGCAACGAGAGCAGACACAAACGCAAAACAAGCTCTTGAAACAGTGAATGGTCCCGATGGTCAGTTTCAATTGCATATGCAGAACACGCAGCTTCATATCCAACCAGGTGAACGTGAGAAATGGAATGCTAAAGCTGACGAGGGTGATGCAGCGTGGGCACTCAATGAAGCACGTAAGTATACGGACGCTGAAATTTTAAAACAAAAAGGCTACACCGATCAGCAAGTTGGGGAGGTGATGGCTATAGTCAATCCTCTTGTAATGTTAGTAGATGATATTGATCGAAGGTTGAAAGTAATAGAAGGAAGAGAACCAGAGACCGAATAGGTCTTTTTATTTTGGAGAAAAGGTCGTGTCGATATGGAGAATATTAGTTTGTTTTTTAATTTAGAAAGCCTTGAGGTAGCTAAGCTATATCTATTTGGGAACGTGAAATGGTTAGATTTATTGATTGTCCTAATGCTTGTTGATGTAATCACGGGGATATTGAAAGCAATAAAGGAAAAGGATCTGCGTAGCCGGTCGGCGTTGTTTGGTTATGCACGAAAAATAGCCATCTTTGGAATTATCATTGTGGCCAACATCGTGGATAGGATATTGGATTTAAACGGCATGGTTGCAACGGCGACTGTGCTTTTTTATATGGCTAATGAAATTCTTTCGATCACAGAGAATGCAGCAAAGATTGGTTTGAAGGTACCGCCAGTCATTAAGGAAAAGCTACGCGGATTTGATCGACAAGGACCAGAAGAAAACCAAAAGGAGAGTGAATAATTATGGCTAAAATCGCAATTTGTGCAGGACACGGTGGAAGTAATTCTACTCCAGGCAAACGTACTCCTGCAGGTGAATATGAGTGGAATTTTAATGACAAAGTTGTTCGTGCTGCCGTTGCTGTCTTTGAAGCTTCCGGTCACAAAGTAAGGCGTTTTGATGATGCTTCAGGTAAAACGGATGTGTCGTTACAGACTAGAACAAACGCCGCAAATGCATGGGGCGCTGACATTTACATCTCTATCCACCATAACGCGATGACAGGTGTTTGGTATAACCATGCAATGGGGATCGAAACGTTCACACAAAACGGTTCACACCCTGAATCGGAAAAATTAGCTGCCGCTGTACATCCGCTTTACTTGGCTGCGATGGGGTTAAGAGATCGAGGTATTAAAAAAGCGAACCTGCATATTAACCGTGAAACAAGAATGCCGTCAATCCTGACAGAAGGCGGTTTTATGGATTCGAGAGTTGATATTGTCGCTATGAGAGATAACTCAAAACTAAAAGCGCAAGGTGAAGCTATTGCCGCTGGTGCGATTGCTTATCTTGGTGGAAAGGTGACTGTTCCTAACGAATCGCAAGTAGGTGGAGTAATTGTAGATAATAAGCCAGCTCCTTCTCCGTCTGCAGGAGGCAAAACCGATGCACAACTAGCCGATGAAGTCATTGCAGGTAAGCACGGCAGCGGTGATGCTCGTAAAAAGTCACTAGGCAACCGCTATGATGCTGTACAAGCATTGGTTAATCAAAAGCTAAGCGGTAGCAAACCAGCACCAGCAAAGCCAAAGAAAAGCATTTCACAAATGGCTACTGAAGTGTTGAACAATCAGCATGGCAATGGTCATGATAACCGTAGACGGTCGCTAGGTATTTCACAGGCTGAATATGAAAAGGTTCGTGCTGAAGTTAACCGTCGAGCAGGTGGTGGCTCAAAGAGTCCTGCTAAGTCTGTTGATCAAATGGCACGTGAGGTCATAGCTGGTAAGCATGGTAACGGACACGATAACCGCAGACGTTCTTTAGGTATATCGCAAGCGCAATACAACCAGGTGAGAGCAAGAGTAAATCAGTTAGCATAATTTAAAGAGCTCGTAGATTTTTGCGAGCTTTTATTATTTTCGTGTTTTTGCTTCTCTTTATTACTTAGTTATTGTTATTATTAAAGTGACTACTTAATTGATAGGAGAATTAGAATGTGGGAAATTGGTTACCTAATTGTTTGTGAAGATGTCGGAAAGACCTCTAATGGTGAATTAATGATGAAGCCAATTGGTGTAATGAGTCCAATTAATATTCCAGGAAATTATTCTTTTTATATTGCTTTTTCACTGTTTAATAAAGATATTAACAAGAGTAAGGAAGACGGAGTTCTTCGATTTATTGTAAAAGATCCAAACAACGGTGTCGTTGAAGATAGTGGTGATTTGAATTTTAACCCCATTCCATTAAATGAAAGTTCAGATGAACACGAATTGGCAACTGGTGAAGCGGATATTCGATTAAACAATGTTGAATTAAACATTGAAGGCGTTTACGAGGTTGAGTTAATAATTGATGGTAATTCAAAGCGAGTAAAATTCCCTGTAAAAGTAAAGAATAAGTCTAACCAACAAGGTGCTACAGATGGAAGAAAGGTATAAAATTAATTTCCAACAAAAAACTGTAGATTGGGAAGCTCTTTTAAAGGATGAAGAACTTTCTTTTCAGTCGCATGACAATGTTATCGGATACATAGACCATGAAAAAGCAATAAAGATTAGCAAAGTAGACACAGCTAAATATGACGGTGCATTGATATTTAATCGTATTAGTTTTGAAAAGAAAGAGGAGGCTGATTTGGTTATGGCAGGTGACGATTTTGACCAAAGATACTCTGAATTGAAGGAAGATTTTAGAGACAGCGAGCGTAGAATTTCACAGTCATCAAAAGAACGAGAAGATCGTATTGATAAACAAATTGATCGAATTACTACTGACGCAAAAGAACGAGAAGATCGTTTTAATGCAAAGGTTGATCAATTTGCGCTCGATGCAAAAGAACGAGAAGACCGTTTCAACGAGACAATTAATAGAATCGAAAAAACAGTAAAAGACGGAGAGAAGAATCGAAAAGCAACAACAGTAGCGATTTGGACATTAGCTTTGACCACTCTTCTAGGCATAGCGGCTATGGTTGTAACCGTATTTGTCTCACTACAGTAAAAAGCCCTCCTTAATCGGGAGGGTATTTTTTATTTATGTCGAATATAGAAGAAAAAGGAGGTATGCCATGAATCATAACCACAATGCCAGCGCCTATACACTGCTGCTCACCATCCATTCCCACCTTACCGAGAAATTCCGTGTACCTGCACACACCCAAGACTCCTACCGCCGTACTATTATCTACATTTTACCTTTCTACAACCACAGCCCATCCTTACATGAGCTATTACGAAAAAGCATACCCCTTCGTAATGAGGTATGCCACTTTAGATCAATTTCTCACTCTGATTTAATGTTATTGGAGAGATTAGGGAAGGGATTAGGTTTGTATCCTAAACCCGCTGCACATTATAAATCACCCTCATATTAATCCACTCACGTTCCGATTCATACTCTGGCCCATACTCAATTCGTACCCGCTTCTCTTGATGATCGACTTTGTATATGTAGCATTCGCGCTCTATATAATAGCCATCTTCCCAATAGGTCAGGTTAACTTTTAACGTATGCTTAAGAGCGTCCATGATGATTTCTCCAATATCCCACCACTGATCTTCATCCAGTTCACCATGTAAAGGTACTTTCCATTCTTCTTTTTCCTGCTTGATCAACGCTTCTTTATGTTCTGGGAGCATCATTCTCATGCCCTCCCAGAGTAAATTCCCGCGCTTGAGATAATCTTCTTGTGCCATTTTTAACACACCTTTTGTTTTTATTAACAGTATATACGAATATATGTTCGTATTACAACTAGAAAAAAGAGCCAATTAAGGCTCATTGTTCTTCTAACTCCCATTTGAAACTTGGTGATCCTATAGGCGGATAAGATACATTCATAACATAGCTATGTGTTTGTCTCTCTCCTTCAGGGAAATCTATCCATATTAATCCGTGTAATTCATAATTGTTGCCATCTTGTCTAAATATTGTTGATTCATAATCTAATAACTCCACTGACTGACCATCATTAGCAGCTTGTTCTTCAAACAATTTTACGGTATCTTCATATGCTAATTGTTCATTGTGGTTCCCTGAAAAGATAAAAAAGATAACTACACCTAGAATAACTACAATCGGAACTCCAATTAATAAAACCTTTTTCAATATAACTCCCCCTTAAATAGTCCTATGAAAAGCTTACTATCAGACTACGAGAATATTCAAGAAAAAGTTTCCAATCACCAAAACTTATTTGAGTTGAAGCGAATCCCCATTTCATCAAAAGCTTGTTCAATTAAATAAATTGTTCTTTCTGTGGGTTCATCGTCATTAATGCACAATCGGTTAATCGTTCCTTTGCCCAAGCCTGATTCATTTATCAGTTCCGTTTGAGTAATCCCTTGCTTATCAAGCCATTTACCAAACTTACTCCGTGGTTTACCTAGTCCAGTTCCAAACATTTGATCAGCTCCTTTGTACGAGCCAGTATGTCCAATTTCCCCACGTGTAAACATTTTTTTAAATAAATGGTCATACGGGACAATCGGTAGCCAATAAGCTTTACTAAGCAAGTAAACTTGCAAAACAAAAAGGAGCTGAACAGCATGAAAAACAACAACATTAAGGTTCGATTAGAACGGGCGAAAGAAGGTTCAAAGGAAAATTCTTTTCTATCAGCTGAAGAAATGAAAATAAAACTAGCAGGCGAAGGTTTGAATGAAGAGGTATTAATGTTCATCCATTCTCAAGTAGCTGGGATGTATCTAACAGAAGATGGTAAGAAGTTAATTAAAAGATGGGAGCGTATATTATGGACGTAGGCTTGGATTCTTGGTTGAAAGCTATCTTCATGATAGGCAGTACATTATGGTTCCTTCACTTTCTTCACGGAACGTTCTTATGAATTTTCGGTATGAGAAGTGTAATCGGAACTCTTAAAGTATCGTTATTTCAATTAATAGCCTAGCAATATAGCAGTTCCTGTGGGTAGGGATTTTAGGTTAATAGGAGGTGGGAAGTTTGGATTTTGTTTTTGTTTCTCCTCTCCTTGTCGGTGCCGCCTGTGGAGTCGTGTTGAATGTGCGCCGCAAGTGGAGTGATAGAGGTAAGCTTGAGAAGATATTTGAAGTGAGTGGTTTGCTGACAAAAGAAAAGCAAGGAGAAAATACGGTTGTTAAGAAATGTCGTTTGCATCGAAAGACTGCAATCAACGGTGGTACTGAATATGTGTATCGGATTCCGTTGGGTATGACCTTTGAGGATTTCGAGAAAGCTTTGCCACGGTTGCAGGATGGGGTGAATAACAAGAAGAATGGATTACAAAAAGAAGTAGCTGTTGAATATGATGGGATGCTAAGGATCCGTGTGTATGATGCTCCCATGCCTGAAATAATTCCATATGCAAACATCACAAAAGGTTGGTCGCTTCCTGTGGGCATCAGCCGTACACAGTTAGTGCAACATGATTTTGAAAAGATCCCTCATCTTATTGTTGCTGGCACTACGAGGTACGGAAAAACTGTGTTTCTAAAGATGGCCGTTACTACATTAATCATGAATGAACCTAAACGCACAGAGCTTGCCCTGATCGATTTAAAGGGTGGGCTTGCGTTTAATCGGTTCAAAGATGTTAAGCAGGTACGTTCAGTGTCTTGCTCCCCACAGGAGGCGCTGACGCACCTAAAGGCAATCAAAGCAGATATTGAAGCGCGGATATCTTATTTTGATTTAAAGAAATATGAAGATGTTCAAGAAGCAGAGAAAAAAGGTGAACGGTTTAGCCGTGTGTTTATTGTCGTGGATGAAGCAGCGGAGTTGTCGAGTCAAGGAATAAAGGATAAAGATGATAAGGCAGACAGACAAGAGTGTGAAAAGATCATGGCTTACATTGCGCGCGTTGCTGGTGGTGTAGGCTACCGCATCATCTACTGCACCCAGTATCCCACAGCGGACACTCTACCACGTCAGGTAAAGCAAAATGCAGATGCTAAGTTGTGCTTTCGGTTGCAGACGGTGAAGGCGAGTGAAGTGGTGCTAGATGAAGGTGGGGCAGAGTCCTTACCGTATATCAAAGGTCGTGCCATCTATCAAACAGACCGCAAGCACATTGTTCAAGTTCCATTCATGAGTAACGAATATATAGAAGAACATCTTTCAGAGCACAAGGAGGAAAGGCAGCATGAGAACAACGAAGGAGTTCAGCGAAAAGAGGGAGATTCAAATATTATCGAGTTTGGATAAGCATGATTATATGTCCCGTGGGCAGATCCAGCAGTTGCATAATTTAAAAAGTGATCGGAATGCGTGTAAAGTACTTTCGCAAATGGGCCCATATCTAAACTCATTTCGTGATGGCCAGAATATTTTCTATCTCAACAAACGAGGCGCACAGCACATCGATGCAAAAGGGGATGCGCGTCAAAAGATCTCCAACGTCAGGCATTATCTCATGCGTACAGATGCTTACATGCACTTTGGTAAACCTACTCATTGGGCAAAAGAAGCTCCATTCCGAATCAATGGTTTATCGGTAATTCCAGACGTTACCTTTAGTCTTTCTGTATTGGGAAATAAAAAAGTTTATCTGCTGGAAATTGATAATACGCAAAAGATGAAGGTGAATAGAGAGAAGATAGAGACATATGCAAAGATGAAGAGAACGGGTATCTTCCAACAAACTCACGGTTACTTCCCACAGCTGGTGTGGTTGACGAGAAGCATAGTGCGTAGGGACGAATTGAATAAATGGTGCGTAGAATCGCAGTTAGGATGCAAGGTCTTGCTGTGGGAAGAGATTAAATAAATTTACCCTATGCGAATAGGGTTTTTTACCTTTAGGGAATTTCCCAATAAAAATTAATAGAAAAGTATGGAATTATCTGAGAACAAATGCTATATTTAATTTATCGGTTGCTTAACGTCAATTAATTTAAATCGAGCAATTTAAAATGCGAACATAGGAGCGGTTAAAGTGGAACAGTTCAGAATTGAAATAGAGAATTTAATGAATGAGAAAAACATTTTATCCGCAAATATAGCTGAAGCATTAGGGTTGCAAAAATCAGTTATGCATAGGTTTTTGTCTGGTAACACCTTAGAATTCAGCAACGCATTGAGAGTTGCGAGGTTTCTTGATCCGATCAATTATTTAAAAATCATGGATGATTACTGTAAAACGATCGATAAAAAGATTGGGATACTATGCGCTTTTGAGTATGCTTCAAATTTTAATAGAGACGAATTAACAAAACAATTGATTGAAAAGCATGCAGATAAGAAGGGGGAAATTGCAGACTATATAAAAGTCTATAAAACTTTCCTTAATCGTGACAATATTTCTCATGCTGAAATGATGGAGTTCACTAAGGATAATTATGGCAAAACATCTTCATTAGAATTGAAAACAAAAATCCTTTTGATCGAAGCTAGTCTCTATTTTGGTAGCATGAAATTCAATACAGTTCATTCATTAATTGATGCTATTCAAGTTAAGATTGATGGTATAGCAAACAAGTTTATTAAAGAAGCGTTTAAAGTAAGGCTGTCGTTATATGGTGCAAATGCTGAATTGAAAGCAATGGGAAATGTAGATAAAACAGTTGAGTACTGTAGACATTTAATTAATAGTTATGCATCCACAGATGCTCTAATTGCTTCTGCTCATCACACATTGGGTCACGCCTATATATTCGACAGAAAAGAAGAAAGTGAATTTTTGTTTAAAAAAGCAAGCAAACTTTACTATGCATCAGGATTCGAGGAAGTATCTAAAGCGGTTCTTGAAAATGATTTATGTTTAGTTAAGAACATTCATGGTGAAGAGTTTGATTTGTCATTGACTGATGGAGAAGAGTTAGCACATCAGTATATTGTTAGAGGTGAGATTGATAAAGCGATTGAAGTTTTAGATCGAGTTGAAGTGACTCCATATTCATTGCTTTATAGAGGCATCGCAACAAGAAATTTCCCCTTAATACTGGAAGCACATGGTATAATGATGAAAGCAGGAGATAATTTCTTTATCAAGATTTTTGAGAGGGAATTATATCGGCTATACAATCACAAAGGGGAAGATATTTATGAAAAAGTTAATTAAGAGTTCCATTCTGACGGTCTTGACATTAGGAGTCATTATTGGAAGTGGTTCAGTTGCACAAGCAGGACCAATCAATCCAGTAGATCCGGCTCCTAAGAGTGTAGTAGTTCCGTTGGGACCTACCAATCCAGTTGACAGATAATTTTTTAAATGCAAAAAGTTGCTGAACGTTACATATATGTAATTAAGCAACCGAAATCAAACTTGTATAGGAATGTTTGTTCGTGTATTATGTTTATAAAGAGGCACGATGCAAAGTGCCTCTGATCTCTTAAAGCTTCTTTTTCATATCTCTATAAAGCTCTAAGCTTCTTTCTACATATTCAGCCTCATCGGTTGAAATTTGTTCCGGTAAGATTGGATTATCTGTTCTTTCAAATATGTAGTCAATGCTTACCTTATAGTGGTTCGCTAGAAATACCAACATAGAATAGTCCATCTCTCTTACACCTAATTCATAATTGGCGTATGTATTACGACTTACTGATAGCAATTTTGCCAATTGTTCTTGTGTAAGGTTATGTTTGTACCGTAATTCAGCTAGTCTTTTCAAAACAAAAATCCCCTCCGTATCCATAGGATATATCGGAAGGAATTAACTGAAATATAATGTCTCGAAACGTGTGCAAATATAATATTTTTGACAAATAAACGTTACAATCAAAGGGGGTCCAATTATGAAAGACGGGGTGGACTTAGAAAAATTGGCAGAAACTTCGGGTATACCAATAGAAGAATTCAAAGAAGCTATTGATCGTTTGAAGAACGCTTCGCACGAACAATAGAAATAATTACTTTTGCTTCTTCAGGTGATAAAGGAAGTCCGTCAAAATTAATTGGGTATTTATCTAATAACTCTTCATCAGAAATGTCTAATTCAATATCTTTAAGAAACCTTTGCTCATTAGTAAGGGTTTTTTCTTCGTTTTCTTTTACCTCTTCATCAACCACATATCCAGCAGCAGCCATTGCGCTTTTATGGCTGATCTCTAAAGCATCAGCTAAAGCTTTTACAGTTTCAGCTCTTGGAGATTTTCTTGTGCCATTTTCTAATCTAGAAATTTGAGCGATGCTGACACCACTTTTTTCTTCTAATTTTTTAAGTGTAATTCCTTTATCAGTTCTAATGTTTTTAATAAATACACCGAAAGAGTTTTCCATTTATTTTTCCTCCCATTGATCATATCTATTTAATTTACCTTGAGGTAATTACCTTTATGTAATAAATATACCAGTAATTTACCGAAAGGTAAAGTAATTTTAAGAGAAATATTTACCAAGTTTTAATTTTGCCTAAATACGAACAAATATACTGTTATATGGCTAAATTTGGAGTTTTACCTAAAGGGAAATAGGAGGTATATTATTTCCAAGAGGTAAATTTACCTAAAGGGAAACGAGGTGAAAGGCAATGGATGCGGTAAAAGAAACTTCAATAGGATTATACCTTAAAACTATCAGAAAAGAAAAAGGCTTTACTATTATTCAAGCGGCAGAACGTTCTAGTGTCAGTACTGCCCAGATCTCACGATTAGAAACAGGCGAAAGATTAAATCCAACTTTAGAAACATTGATGAAGTTATCTAATGCATACGAGTTAGAACTAGAAGAGGTTCTAAAAGTTGGAGGATATATTTAAAAAAATATTAGTGGGACAAGCTCCCCGCAGCTGAAAGGAGGTGATGCCATGACGGATAAGGAGCAAGCGCTGCTAAGTACTGGAATTGGTTTAGGTGCTTTGGTTATAAGCTTTGCTTGGTTGTTTGTAGATTTACTATTTTAGCTACCCACAGGAGGGACAAGCCATGAAGTTCAGAATCCATTTGGATTACGGAGACTATCAAGATCACATCGATATTGAAGGATCTTCTATTGAAGAAGTGAGAGAGCAAGCAGACAAGTGCATCGAGCAAAGAAAGCCAGAGCATTACTGGTCTGAAAAATTGGAGGGTGACTTATGAACGCGATTGAAGCAAGGAAACTAGCTAGTGAAGGAATTGAAGATACTCGTATAAGAGTATTAAAAGAAATTGATGTTCTAATTACAAACGAAGCAAAAAAAGGCGCAGAAGCAATTCTCGTTACACTCAATAGTGCAGTAAGGAGATTTAACCATTTCGTTATTAAAAGAAACACTATTTACGATGCTCCTTTAGATGATAAATCAATTGTTTCTTATAAGGAATATCTTAAAACTGCAGGATTTAACGTTGAAGTAATGGATGAGCAACATGTTGGATGGAAAGAGAGTGTTTCAATTTTAATCGATTGGGAGGTGCAAGACAATTGAAGAACGGTAAAAAAGGAACGTTAGCGCAAAAGAAGTTAATGAAAGAAGCAGGCAAGTCACCTGATAAGTGGTTGATTACAAAGGCTTTGAATGATGAACTTCACGTCATCCACCGCGAAACAGGTAGACCAGCCATCATCATGATATGAAAAAAGCCACCTTTGCAGAGGCGGCTAATTACAAACAAATTATTGAAATTAGTATACCACCATTAGGAGGGATTGCAAATGGAAGACTTGAGAAAGAGTTATGAAAAAAGAATTTCGATGGTAAACACATTGTTAGGTGAAGGTTTTGAAGGGACGTTCGAATTTCTGTTTGATACGAAGAAGGAAGCTGAAGCGAACGCAAAGATGTTTAGAAAATGGTATGACCTTGATTATTTCCATGATGAAGAAGAACGTTGCTACAAGTATAAACCTGGTGCGATTTATAACAACAGTTCTATATACAATGGCATTTCTTACAAAGCATCTTATATAGAAGATTAAAAAGGGGAGATTGCAAATGAATGCTTTTCAACAAGCAGAAATTGAAGAGTTGGAAGAACACGAATTAAGTGAAGAAACGAAAGAACGATTCTCCATTAAAGACCAAGAAGGATTGAATTGGGCATTCAGAAAAATGGCCGCCTATCAACAACAGATACAGGACACAAAAGCTATTGCCGCTAGAGAGATTGAACGAGTCACGATGTGGTCGGCAGAAGAAGTGAAGCCTTTAGAAAACTCGATTTCATTCTTTGAATTTCTAATTAAGGAATACCATATGAAGCAATTAGAAGAGAATCCAAAGCAAAAAACATTGAAGTCCCCACATGGGAAATCAAAAAGTATTACTAAGAAACCTGACTTTGTCGCTATGAACCAGGACTCTTTATTAGAACATATTGAAGCTTCAGGTTTAGATACCTTTATTAAAAAAGAAGTCCGTTGGGGAGATTTCAAGAAGACTCTTAATGTAGCTAAGGTAGATGGACAAGCCGTTATTGTCGATGCTCTCGGTCAACGTGTGGAAGGTGTGGAAATGGATCAAGGCGGTACTACTTTTAAAGTTGAAGTGTGAGGTGATCACTGTTGCAAGTAAAAAAGGCAAGACGTGAGAAACAGAAACTAATTGCAGGTTTTATGGGACCAAGTGGAGCAGGTAAGACGTTCAGTGCGCTCATAATGGCGTTTGGAATGATGCGTGAAGCCTACCCACAGCTTAGGGACGAAGAAGTGTGGGAGAAAGTAGGACTGGCTGACACGGAGCACGAAAGATCGCTTCTGTACTTCGGAAGTGACATTGATGAAGATACAAAGGTTGGCGAGTTTCTTCATATAAACTTTGAGCCACCATATACAACAGCGCGATATCAAGAAGCTGTTATGGCATTAAAGCAAGCAGGTGCAGAGATCATTGTGATTGATTCCTTGTCTCATAACTGGCAGGGAGAAGGCGGGATTGTAGAAACTCATGGAGCCATGAGCGGTAACTCGTTTCAGAATTGGGGGAAGTTAGCGCCTCAAACTTCTAGTCTTGTAAAAACGCTCACAAGGAATGATGTTCATATCATTGCAACTCTAAGAACTAAACAAGAATACGCAATGGAGTTGAATGATAAGGGAAAGCAGCAACCAGTCAAGATTGGCACAAAGCCTGTCCAAAAAGATGAAATGGAATATGAGTTCATGCTTAACCTAAACGTTGATATGAATCACATGGCTAAGGCATCAAAGGACAACACCCACTTATTCGGTGAGGAAGAGTTTCAAGTCACAATTAATGATGGTCGCCGCTTGTTTCGTTGGTTGGAGTTGGGTGTGGATGTGAAGGCAGAAGAAGCGAGGTTGAACGCCGAACGTGAAGAAGCAGAGGAAAACGAGCGACAGCAGTTGCTTAGTGAGATCCTTCAAGCTGTGGAAAGCAACGAGGAAAAGCAAAAAGTTTTAGCTGGTCTCGAATTTAAAATGAACGAACAGAAGGTAAGCGATTTTAGCTTGAAAGTAATGAAAAGAGCACACGAGATTTTAACTAACTAATAGGAGTGATTTCTAATGTCAGTATTAAAAGTAGATTATAGCCAGGTAAGCCAGTTCGAAGATTGGGTTAAAGGTGAGTACGAAGCAACAGTTGTAGGTTATGAAATGAAGCAAGCTAAGTCAGGTAGTAACATGGTCATTTTAACTTACGAAGTACGTGATGATGTACCACAACCATCTAATAAAGGACAGAAAATTAACTATGACAATTTCGTAGTATCCGAAAAAAGTATGTGGAGATTCCAAGCGTTATCAATGGCAGTAGGTGTTCCAGAGGGTACAGACTTTGAATCGTTTACTGAATGGGCAAAGTCAATGCAAAACAAACAGGTTCGTTTGATTGTAGGTCTAAGAGAACATAACGGTCGTTACTACCCACAGGTTGATGGATTCAAGTCTCCTGAAGTTGGCAAGCCAGATAGTGGATCAATTGATATTAAGGATGATGACGTACCGTTCTGAGTCGTCAATACATGAGGGGCTTTGTCCCCTCTTCACCCTAAAGGAGAGTCGGTTACATGCAGTATCAATTCAATAATATACCGCAAGAACTGCGCGACTTTCCACAGTGGATTGTATGGCGCAAAGAGGAACGTAAGGGCAAGACAACCAAAGTGCCTTATAAAGCTGATGGATGGCACGCTAAAGCAAATGATAGGCAAGATTGGTCGAGCTTTGATAAAGCTGTTGAAGCGTATGAAACAGGCAAGTTTGACGGAATAGGGTTCATGTTTTCTACTGACGATCCATTCGTTGGTGTCGACTTGGACCATTGTATAGAGGATGGAGCGTATTCAGATGTAGCAAGAGATATTGTGGATCAGTTAGACAGCTACACAGAATTTTCCCCTAGTGGTGATGGTCTTCATATCATCGTAAAAGGTAAGCTGCCACTTAGAGGACCAGGTACAGGTAAGAAAAATGTTGAGCATGGCATTGAAGTTTACAGGCATGGCCGTTACTTCACCTTTACCGGAAACGTTGTGCATCCCACAGGAGTTCAAGAACGTTCTGATGCTCTTAAAGACTTCTGGCAACATTACATGGAAGATAAAACCAAGGAGGTTCCAACGCCTTCACCACCACAACAACGGACTAAAACAAGCGATTTAAGCGAACGTGAGCTATGGGAGAAGATGTTCAACAGCAAGAAGGGTGCTGATATTAAATCACTCTTTGATGGTTACTTAATCAATGATGATCATTCTTCTTCTGACTTAGCACTTTGTAATCATTTAGCCTTCTGGACAGACGCGGACGAAAGCAAGATGGATTCGATGTTTCGAGAGTCCGGCCTAATGCGTGAAAAGTGGGACAGGCAAGCATCATCAGATGGGAGTACATACGGTCAGGTGACAGTGCGTAATGCAGCAAGCACATGTCCTTCAACAATCTCTGACTTTGTACCAAAACAACAAGAGCCATATCAAATATTTTTCCCACAGGCTGATGATGATGAGTTTAAGAAGAAACAACCATTCTTCCGTTTAACCGAGCTAGGAAATGCAGAGCGCATTGTTTATCAACACGGTAAAGATGTTCGTTACTGCGGGGAGCGAGAATGGCTCATATGGGACGGTAAACGGTGGAAAGAAGATAGCAAGAAAGAGATTGAAACAATCACAGCGCGGACATTGCGAGGCATATACAAGGAAGCAGATAAGGCTAGAGAAAATGAAGATAACCCGATGGCTAAGAAGCTATATGATTGGGCGCAAAAGTGTGAGAGGCGTTCAACAAGAATGGCTAGCATAGCTGACAGTAAACCGATGTTGTCAGTTACAAATGAAGAGTTGGACAAGCACCCGTTCAAATTTAATGTAGCGAACGGAGTAGTTGATCTAAAAACAGGAAAGCTCCTGCAGCATGATCGAGACTATCTGTTTACGAAAATATCAGATGTTGAATACAAGAAAGATGCAAAATGTCCGAACTGGCTCAACTTCTTACAAAGCATTTTCCAAGATGATCAAGGCAATGTGGACCATGAGCTAATCCACTTCATGCAAAAGGCAATTGGCTACACGCTCACCGGAGATATAACCGAGCAGCAAATGTTCTTCTTGTTCGGCACCGGACGTAACGGTAAATCCACTTTTATTAATACGATACAGCGAATATTAGGCGCTTACGGTAAGCAAACCAACTCGGATACATTCATCCGTAAGAAGAATGATAGCGGCATTAACAACGATATCGCACGATTGGACAAGGCCCGTTTTGTCTCTGCTGTGGAAAGTGAAGAGGGGCAGCAGCTTAGTGAGAGTTTGGTCAAGCAAATAACAGGTGGGGAAAAGATGACAGCGCGATTCATGCGCCAAGAGTTTTTCGAGTTTACACCGGAGTTTAAGATTTTCTTCACCACAAACCACCCACCTGTCATACGCGGATCAGATGAGGGGATATGGCGAAGAATCTGCCAGATACCATTCAAAGTCACAATCCCTAAGAGTCAAGTTGACAGGCGCTTACCACAGAAGTTAGAAGCTGAAATGCCTGGGATACTTGCTTGGGCGGTGGAAGGCTGCTTGATGTGGCAGAAGGAAGGCCTTGAGCATCCTAAGTCCATCAAACAGGCAACGCAAGCTTACCGTGAAGACATGGATATAATGGGCCCGTTCTTGGACGAAAAGTGTATTGTTGCTGATGCTGCTGAAGTGGAAGCGAAGGAACTGTATAACGAGTACAAAGATTTCTGTTTCAAGAATGGTGAATTCGAATTAAAGAATCGCGCCTTTTATAGACTACTCGAAAGCAGAGGATTTAAAAAGAAAAAGGGAGCGAAAAACAAAACTTACTTTGTCGGTTTGGCTCTTATGAAGAACAATCCAGACTTAAGGGTTATCGAACGGGTTACTGAACAGGTTAGCGAAAAAGACACTTTGAAACTGTGAAAGTACTGTTACATCAATGTTTTTGCTGAATGGGTTACTGAGGGTTATTGAGTTTTCTATGTTAGGTTCTATAAAAAATAAATAAATACTATATAGAGCTTACATGTAGATTTTAAGTAACCCCCGATAACCCGAGGGGTAAAAGCTTAATGTATCAACGGTTTGAGTGGGTTACTGAATTGAAAAGTTTAATAACCCTTTAATAACCCAATTTGAGGTGAAAACCATGCATCCAAAGGAAATTATAGCAAGTTTTCAGAAGTGCGGAGCGGACATAAAGCTTGATGAAACAGGGGTTACGGTGGTTAATGCAAGCAAAGTAAGTGAGCTTACTATTAATTATGCGAAAGAATACAAAGAGAGGATTATTAATCAATTAAAAGGCGATTATTCGGCTAAAAAACACGCTATTTTATCAACAAACGACCAATTAATTGATTGTTTTTTAAATAAACCAGTTAATAATCCTGATTTAATCGTCTCTTTTCTAATTAATAACCCTGATTGCTGTGAATTAATTATTAAAAGAATGAATCTGCTTAAAGAAAATGGCTGGCAGTATGACGAATGCACAGCTAATTATGAAAACGAAGAAACGGACCAGTTGGCAGAACAATTATTCAATCGAGCGATGGCAGGTCGACAAAAGAAGGGGGCGTGATCATGAAGGTACAAATAGAAGGAAATTTATATTTAGAAAGTGACGAAACGCAATTCTATCTAAAAGAATATACAGGCAAGAAAGATAAGAAGACTAACGCCGACCTTTATAAATCGCATGGCTATTTTGGGAAGCCAGAGCAAGCAATTCAGAAATTGTTAAATATCAAAATCGCAAAATCGAAGGCTGAAACATTAGGTGAGTTAGTAAAAGATATTGAGGACGCAAGGCAATTTATCAAAGAAAAGCTAACATCAGATAGGGATTGATTAAATGTCAGCCTTGGGATACAGATACACTCCAAAAGAAGTAGACGAAATTTTGAAAACTCTAACCATCACTGTGGATACTCGTGAAAAAAAGAATCAACACGTAAGAGACTATTTTACTAAAAAAGACATACCGTTTGTTAATCGGACTATGAAAACGGGTGATTACGGGTGTTTTATACCAGCCAATGCAGAACTAGGAATTGCGCGTGACTTATTCGTTGCTGGTTGCGTTGAACGGAAGAACGGGGTAGACGAGCTGGTTGAATCAATTAAAGATCGAACGAGATTTGAAAACGAGTTGATCCGAGCGTCACGCCAGCCATTTACTTTATTGGTTGAGGATGTTGAGGGTTATTCAAAAATATTAAATGGTACGTACCGAAGTCAGTACAAACCTGAATCTTTACTGGGATCGTTAAAAACTTTTGAAGCAAGGTATGACTTCACCACTCATTTCATTAACCCGGTTTACACAGGTAACTACATTTACTACACGCTACATTATATGGCGCGTGAACTTATAAAAAATTAGGAGATGATTTCATGAGTAAGATTGTCGATTTAAATGAATTTGCAAACGGAGCTGTTATTGAGCGTTTCAACATTGAGTTACAAAAGGTTCTTGAAAATATAGCTGATCCTAACACAGATCCTAAGAAAGCACGAAAGCTAACTCTTACTGTAACGCTGAAAGCCGACGGTGAAAGGGACATTGCAAGTGTTGGTATTCAGGCGAAAAGCACACTTTCTCCAGCTAAAGACATTGAAACTAAGATTGTCATCGATCAAGATGGCGCTGGAAAAATCACTGGTAAAGAATTACGTAGTGGAGTTAAAGGGCAAACGTATTTCGATGAAACTGGTGTTTACGAAGATACAGGTGAAAAGATCGTTGATTTCAGAAAACAAAATTCTAAGTAAGTAAAAACAAACAATTAAAAGGAGCTGTTTTGAAATGTTAAAAGAAGCGATGAAATATCTTGTTGGTTTAGGTGAAGTGAAAGAGTTTTTAGTTAGTGGTCAAAATTTTACGGATAAGCCGTTGCATTTAATAGAACAACCAACTGCAAGAGCATTCAATGTACGAAGCTTATCTGGTTTCGTGGAATATCTAAAATCAAATATTGATCAAACAGAACAATTAATTATCCAGGTTGAAGATCCAAGAAATGTAGTTGCATTTAGTTCATTCAATGAAGACAAGAACCGCGATTCCTTTATCAAGGCACATGCATTAACTCCAGACTTCACTTTTGATCGATTCTATGATTCCGAGTCTTTTAACATCAAGCTGCAGTCTTGTTTTGTTAAGAACGATGATCGAGACATTGTTTTAAAAGTAGTCGGCAATATCGCAGAAGAAAACGTAAGCACCTATGGTGATGACGGAGTATCACAATCAGTTGTTGCAAAAACAGGTGTGGCAAATGTGGACAAAGTCATTGTACCGAACCCGGTCATTCTTAAGCCATTTCGTACATTCGTTGAAGTCGAACAACCTGAAAGTGAATTTATCTTCCGAATGAAGAATGGTCCAAGTTGTGCATTATTTGAAGCAGATGGCGGATCTTGGGAATTGAAGGCCATGAAAAATATTAAGGCTTATCTAAAGCAAGCGTTAAAAGAAGAAATTGAGGCAGGGAAATTCTTCGTAATCGCATAATCTGTGGGCAGGTTCATTCCTGCCTTTCTTAATAAAAGGAGGGCTTGCTATGAGGAGCAGATCGAGAGCAGAACGTGAAAAGAGTGAATGGTTGGACGATATGACTTTGCATAATAAACGTAGAGATACTAGGCAATACCGCACTTCCTGTGGGGAGCCGGGGTTACTAATCAAAGATAAAAGCAAATTGGCATTAACCAAAGCTATACAAAACAAAGAAGAACGCGGGTGGGAGTGTGCTGCTCCTATTGCATACAAGGATGATTTCTATTTTGTGAAGATGGTATTTCAAAGACGTCCATTGAAGGAGCAGGTGTGATATGAACAGATCGGACGCGTATTACCATATATCTCTACGACCTAAATATTGGGACGGAGAAAAAGTGGAGGTTTATATAAAAGGGGACAAGAAAAAATTGGTGGCCTTCTTAGCGGATGTTGGGGATTCGTTTTATGTAACGGTTCTCGATGTTAACTCGGTAGGGTACATCTTAGAAACGAAGGTGGCTGAATGACTAATCCCAAAAGACCTTCCCATTACGAATCAAAAATAGACCCACTCACTTACATGAAAGCCAACATGAGCCAAGCAAATTATGAAGGTTTTCTTATTGGAAATGTCATCAAGTATGTGACCCGGTATCCGAAGAAGAACGGATTAGAAGATCTAAAAAAGGCAAGGGATTATTTGGACAAGGCGATTGATTTGTATGAAGAAGGACATATACATGCTTCTAGTGTCGCTAAAGCATTCGGTGTTCCTGTCAAACTACTTGAGGATAAGTCATGATCACCCTGCTGTTCCTTATCCTGTGGGCAGTAATGGCAACTATAGCTATTTTATTCTTTCAAGGTGCGAGTAGACATGAAAAAAATACGAAGGGTGATGAAGTTGAATGAGAGGTCAATTTGATTCATGTTCTTATAACGAATTAACAAGTTGTGTACACGCTCGGATTGAGTGGATTAGAGAGAGTCGTAAGTTTTTAAAAGATCCGGTATCAAGAAATTATCCGCATGTTAGTTCAAAGCAACGTTTAAACGTAGTAATTAATAGTAATGAAATAAAAAGGCTTTTAAAGTATCGAAGAATTTTGAAGAAGAGTAACTTGAGAAATTTTGATTCTGATTATCACCTATCCGGTAAGACAAGTAGTATCCATAAACTGTAGGGGAGTGTTAAGAGTGCCAAATCACATTTCGAATAAATTAAAAGTTATTGGTTTAGAAAAGGAAGTACAAGCAGTAATGGATTTTATAAAGATTGATGAAAAAGGAATTGGGACAATAGATTTCAGTAAAATAACTCCTATTCCTAAATGGATATATGGAGTGTCGCCAGATGTAAAAGGTATTTCACTAGAAGATGAAGAGAAATGGGGCAGTGAAAATACAATTTTGAATTGGCAAAGAAAACATTGGGGAACTAAATGGAATGCTTATTCCCAACCAGATGTACGAAGTTCCGATGACACTGTATTTTTTCAAACTGCTTGGAACGGTGTTGAGAAACTCATTCAAAAAATCGCATGGATCTTTCCTAATGTAGTTATTGAATATAGCTATGCAGATGAAGATTTAGGAAGTAGTAATAACGGTATTTACACTTTCAAAGAAAATGAAATATTAAAAGAAATTGAGTATGAATTTGATTCAAAAGAAGCTTATGAGTTAGCTTTTGAGTTATGTGAAAATGGAAAAATTCCTCCTCATTATAAATTCAATGATGCGTTGGGAACGTATGAATTTGTGGAAGATTAATGCGCGGTATGACCACACAATGCGGCTCCTGCCGCCAAAGGAGGATTTACAAAGATGGGGAAAATGAGTCAGCAACAAATAAACGTAGATTTGTTTGATGAAGTACAAAGGCTAAAGGAAGAAAACGAAAAACTAAAAGCTTTCCGCGACTACTTTGATGAATTGTACGGTGATGGATTAGAAGTAGCTAATTGGCATTTAAACGGCGACTTAGAGCCTTTAGATAATTTCATTGATTCGGCTAAAGAATAGCGGTCTACCGCCAAAGGAGAGGTTAATATGAGAGATATTTTATTCCGTGGTAAAGCAACAATGAGCGAAAAGGAAATGGAAGAATTAAACCTTACGCATTCAAATGGTTGGGTGTATGGAAATCTGATTAAAGATGGAGATTTAACGTTTATTGTCGGTCCTGTAGCAGATTGGGATAGCGAGTATTTAGCGCATGAATGGTGGTTGAAAGTCGATCCTGAAACAGTCGGACAAGCAACAGGCGTATATGACGAAAATGGAGACGAGATCTGGGAAGGTGATGAAGCCACAAGATATGATGGCGAAAAATTCGTAACTGGCAATGTAGTCTATCGAGAAGGGGCGTTCTGGATTGATAACGGCAAGGATGCGATTCCTCTATTCGATGAAATCACGTTAAGCGAAACCCGGAGTTACTAAAAAATAGGTTATTAGGAGGTTTCAAAATGAGGGAGATAAAGTTTCGAGTTTACGGTAAAGAAAATAAATTTATGTATGCGTGGGATGAACTGTTGGCTATGGATAGTTTCAAAGATCATATGCGCTTTGCTGTTGCTGAAGACAGGTATTATTCACCGTTAATGCAATACACCGGACTCAAAGACAAGAACGGTACGGAGATTTATGAGGGGGATTTAATAAAAGTTAATAAACTCTCTTTTGAATCATCTGCACCGCTTCCAGAAATAATGACAGTTACTTATTACGGGGGTATGTTTCAACTTTTTAGAGGTGAAGAATCACTCATGGGACTTCATCTTAACTATTTGGATGATGGTGAGGTTATTGGCAACATCCACCAAAACCCGGAGTTACTAACTAATTAGGCTACCGCCACTAGGAGGATAAGTATGGCTATCAAATTTAAAATTGAATACGAGATTCCGCAAATTAGATTTGTCGAAGTAACCTGCCCTTCTTGTAATCATGAGTTTGATGCAATGGGTAATGGAAACGTTGATGATGGAACAGAAATCCACGATGTTATTGATTTGAAATATGCGATTTTTACTTGCCCTGAATGTGCTAATACTTTTAGAACAAGGGGAGAAGACGTTGAAATTGAGTAATTTTGATACTGCCTATATAGGAGGGGAAACGGAATGGAAGTAAAGGTTGTTCATGAAATTTATTCTAAGGGAGAGCAAATACAAATGTTGCAAGCTCTCTATGAAAATGTAATTTTAACTGGATTCAGAGCGAGAAAATTAGATAGTGAAGGCTCTGCTGTTTCAAAGTGGAGAAGTGTTCTTAGCGAACATTATTATAATGCGAAATAGGCTACTTCTGTATAGGAGGAAGCCTCATGCACATTAACTGGACGAAGGGCGACTACATCATCAATAGCAGAGAAGACCTTCTTAAATGCTCATACATCAAGTTTGAGCTAATCAAGAAGGGTTACTCTATTACTCACGATGATTACGAAATGAACGGTGATCACATTCAAGTGTTTACTAAAGGAGATCATTCAATCTCGTTCAATGAATTAGCTGTATAGGAGGAAGAGGGATGCTTAATTATGAAGAAGAGATCGAGTTAAGATACTTTCAGTTAAGTGGTTTTAAATGGCTAGTACGCAATGAAATAGGTTCTTCTGAGGCATTTAAGAAGAAGCCTGTAAGGAACAAAGGTACGGGATACTCAACTTGGGTAGAGAGAGCTTATCCAATGACACAAGAAGAAATGCGCCGCAGGCAAGCTACCAAGTACGGTCAGTATACTTTCTTAACATGGGACGATGAACCAATTGAAATTAATTCTTTGTTAGATGGTAAATCTGTTTGTGAGTTTGATTAGCGCTCCCCTCTGTGGGGAGTATCACAAATTAGGAGGAATAAAAAATGAGATATTTTGAATTTACTAAACATGAGTATTATGCCTTGATTTCGGTGGACGAAGACCAAGTAATGGTTCCGGATATGACAGTAGATCTAGCTTGTGAGCATGTAGCAATAGAAGTCTATGCCCAAAAAGTAGCTGGCGAATCCGCTATTGAAGTAGCTAGCGAAGCGCCAATTACTCAGATTACAGAAGAGGAAGCCCGGAAGAGATACTTGAAATCAAGTGGCGAGATCCCTCCAGAAGATTTCTTTAAGTTCGAGGATATCGTTTCTCACGGTGAAGTCATCTTAATAGATGGTCATTTAGTTTAATTTATCCCCGCCCTGTGCGGGGCATCACCTTTTCGCTTCTTTTCTCTTAATAAATAACGGAAAAATAAAAGCAAAAAATAGAGCTGAACCTAAGCCGTAAAGAGCGTGTCTAAGCCAGTTGTCAGCAAAGCTGTAATTTCCGCCTTCAATGGCTAAGATTCCTAGAAAACTGCCTGCTGATACGACTATAAATGCTATGAATGCATCAAGCCAACGATTGTGTGTCATGGTACGACCTCCAATTTTTCAGGTTTAATGTTCTGTACCCTTGGAGGATGAATTAAAACGTCTATAGGGGCATCTAAGGAGGAATGAAATTTGCTTGATCAATGGATGAAAGATATGAAGTCAGCAACGCGTGATTGTTTTTATATTTCTGAAAGAAATGATGGTACGCGGGCAGCTCTCATGGTTCATGCAGTAGATGCTAAAGGAGAACTATTCGGAGTAATTTATTACAAGGATGCAATTAGTGGTTATATGGATAGTTTCACCGATAAAAACCTAAGTCGTAAAAATATATACCGTACTATAAAAAGTTGGATCGGGGAGGAAGAAGAATGAACAAACAATACGAACAAGTAGCGGATTTCCAAAGAAAGATGTTGCAGCCAGTGTTACGACAACCGACAAGGTTGGACGAAGATCGTAGAAATGAAAGATATGAATACATGATAGAAGAGCTAGATGAATTCCTTACAGCTTCTGGTGTAGTGGATCAAGCCGATGCAATGATTGATTTAATGTACTTGGCACTTGGAACCATGGTTGAAATGGGCGTTAAACCAGAACAACTATTTAACATCGTCCATGAAGCCAACATGTCCAAATTGTGGGAAGATGGTAAACCACGTTTGAATGAAATGGGTAAGATTATTAAACCACCACATTTTATTGCGCCAGAGCCATTATTATATGAAGAAATTATGAAACAGAAAGAAAATGGTGAGTGATCATGCCCTCCTCTGTAGACAGCAACAAACTCACCGACGAGGAAAAGCGTGTCATTCTTGATTCATTCGGATTCATATCACATTTCTATTTCGAAGCTAAGATGCAACAAGAAAGCGGCTTATCAAAAACCGACTACGAAAAATTAGCTCTAATCAACAACATTAAAGCAAAATGGGCACTTGGTATTGAACTCAACGACTAGCTTTACGATGGGGTGGAGTTATGAAACAGTTAGAACTTCTGGACTTACCAGAACTGGATAAACAAAAAACAAAAGAAGAAGTGGAAGAGGCTTTAAACAAGTATCGTATGTATAAGTATCTTGCATTCGAGGATCGCGAGACAAGCACAACGAGTAGTTGGAAAGAGACTGTAGTAAGTCAAAGTGGAACAACTGATCAGACTGCAAGTGCAGCTATATACAATGCTGACACCAAAGCATATCAAAAACGATATTGCGAAAGAGTCGAAAGGGCAGTTCGTAGGTTGCCACAATATGAACAGTTTCTTGTTGAAAGAAGATACATGGATCGGGAAGCGGATTACATGACAGATCTAAAAATGTATACTCATGCATTCCAACCGCCTATTGGACATAAATTTTATTACAAGCTAAAATGGAAGGCGTTTTATAAACTGGCATTAGCCTTAGATTTAAACGTTACGAAAAACTAG